GCAGCACCACCTACAAATACATTAGTAGATGCAAATAAATTAGCTGCACTAACATTACCGCTAAACTCTGCAGCAGTGCCACTAACCTTTCCAGTAAAAGATGCACCACTTACAACAGTAAGCTGATTAGCTGTAAAAGCTGGAACTGATGTAGCAGCAGATGCTTCCACACCTGTTAGATTTGATCCATCACCGTAGTAAGCTGCAGCAGTTACATTACCAGTAAATGTAGCAGCAGTACCAGAGAATGTAGAAGCAGATACTGCTCCTGTCATAGCAAGAGTTGTACCACTTACTTTACCTGTAAATATACCTGCTGCTCCAGTAAATGTTGCTGCTGATACTATGCCACTAAACTCTGCTGCAGTACCGCTAACTTTACCAGTGAATGCTGCACCACTAACAACTGTTAGTTGATTAGCTGTAAAAGAAGTAACTGAGTTTGGTATAGATGCTGTTATACCAGTTAGATTAGAACCATCACCATAATATTCTGCTGCACTAATATTGCCTATTATAGTTAAAGCATTACCAGTTATATTTCCTGATGCACTAAGAGCAGCACCAACGGTTAGTTTACCTGTTGTCTCTACTTCAGAGTTACTTATTTTTAAGGCTGAGTTTGTTCCTTCACCATCTGAAACAAAACGTACAGTTGAGTCTACACCACTATTACTATTACTTACCTGAAGTAAATCTTTGTAACTGTTTGATATGAGTTTGCCAGTGAGTGTTGCCATTATATTAAATTCCAAAATCTATCTGTGTCTTCCCATTTAGTATTAGCATTCTGCCACTCAATGCCTCTATCTGAGTTAGACGGTGGACGAGGATTACGAATATTTATATCATCTCTTACATCAGGTACTTTATTCTGTGGATGACATTTTAAATCATATGCTCCATCAAAATCTGTAGGACAAACAAGTAAACCATAACTGTTCAGTTTCATTACCCTATGTGGATAAACAAAACCGCATATATCGCATACAGCTTTGGCGTTCTTGTTACTTGCCATTATTATACCCTATTTATTCTAGGTAAGAAATAAGCACTTGCTCTTTCTCTGTCTTCATGCATAGCATTCATAAGACGTTCTTCATACTCTGCTTTAAGAAGACCAACACGACCTGCATCTGTACCAGGACGTTTCATAGCCATGTAGTAAGCTAAACCTGTAGTAAGGCAAGGAAGGAACCTACGAGATACATCTGCAGTTTGACCAGCAGACTTGTTTACATCCTCTGTGTACTTAACTTTTTCTAGCTTTAGAATGTCTGTAGTATTTTCAGGTACAGGCCAAAGAAATAAAGTAGGATTATCTTTACCTCTGCGAATAGCATATTGATTAGGTCTACCTGTCTGGCTCTTACGAGGAATCTTTAAATACTCTTCCATCGTAATACGCTCAAGTTGAAGATCAACATTATCTCTTCTAAGAACTGCCTCAGTAACATCAATAGTACTTGAAGTTAAAGCATAAGATGTTACACTGGTAGAGACTGAAATAGCAGTTGTACCAGCAGTCCAAAGAAGAATACCACGGTTCTGCCAATCTTGGAGAAGAAGATTAATTGACCTACGAGCAGACTTAGGTTCGTGTCCTAGTGTCTGCTCACCACCAATCATCTCCGTTGCTTCTTGAATAACTTCATCAATATCCATTGAGAAGTCGTATGTTCCACTAGTAGCCATTTAGTTATTCCTAGTCGTTGTATTCTATAATTTTTCCTGGCTCATAATCCACTACAACATCTTGTTCTTTAGCTTTGATCTGTGGACCTTTACGTGCAGCACCGTATCCTTGACCAGTAGGACGACCTGTCATTGCATCAATCTGTTCTGCAGTACGAGGATTACGAATATAATTATAAGTATATTCTGTTATCCCCTTTGGATTATTGGACATCTTTATCTCCTTCTAGATTTACGCCGTCTATTAGTTTTTAAAGCAAGTGACTTAATTAATTTATTACCTTTTTTTCTTTTAGACGGCGCTTTGATAATCTGTTGGCTTATCTTTGATCTGTTTATTGCCATTACTAGTAGAGGCGATTATGAGGTGCTTTGCCTACAGCACCGCCCTTAGACATGTACTTGCTCTTTTTCATTGCACCACCTTTAGACATATACTTGCTCTTTTTCATAGAACCGCCTTTTTTCATCTTTGACATGTACTTACTTTTTTTTGTGTGTCCTGGCATCTTCATTCTCCTCTTGATATAAATTGTTAAAAGTTAAATATGGATTCATATAGCTATCGTGTATTTCTGCTGAATGAACATACTGACTTGGTGCAAAGTCTGGCGCACCTTCACCAGTTACCCACAAAGCAGGATTAGTTACTCTTACTCTATTATTCGGTAGTGCTACAATATTACCAGTATATTGTCCTGCATCAATTAATTCTAAAACATGTGACTGTTTATGTTGTGCAGGATCATCTGATATAGAACTATCCGTATAATCTACTGTAAACAAATATCTTCCAGTATAAAAAACATTGTCTATCTTACATAACCAAGGACTTGATGATACTCTGTCCATAACTATGACTGCGTGATTTCTAGAAGAACAATCCCAAGGTTGTGCTAAATGTGTGGGCATTTTATTAGGCCATTCTTCTAATCTAGTATCAGCTACTAAAGCTGTAATAGGCATTCTTGCCCACATTGCTCCACCATGTACATTCTCTTCTTCATCACACCCAGTAAATACAACATTAAAAGTTAATGATCTATCTGGTATTGTATTAACTGCAATTACTAAAGCGTGTAAATATTCTCCTTCGTAGTCCATGTGGTTATTAGTAAATTCTTTTCGTACCCAACATTTAAACTGTGGGATGTTTGAACTTAAATATGCCATTTTATTTTTTACTTTTGTGTTTCTTTCTTAATGTTTCTTTAGCAACTTTTGCTAACCTAGACTGTTCAGGCTTCTTTGCAAACTTTGCACGTTGTTCTAATACTGTTAATATCTGTATCTTTCTTGCATATGGCTTTCTTATCCTTTTAACTTTTGCAATAGTATCTCTAGCGTCTTTAACTGTAGCATATTTTATACTTACTGTATCTTTTGGATTCTCATCTGTATAAAGTCTACGTCCTGATCCTTTAGGTTTTTTTCCCGTACCAACTTTAGGGTCTTTTTTCTTTTTTAACATTTCCACCTTTTCCTAGCTTGCCTAAGTCTTGAATTAGGATTCTTAGCAGCTTTAGGAAACTTCTTCATCTGTCCTGCTGATCTAGCGCAATAACTCTTACGTCTTGCTGCTCTCTTACCAGTAGGTTTAGATTCAGTTACAGCAGTTTTAAGTTTACTACCAGGATTTTGTCTGCGATATTTAGCTACTCCTTTAGCAGTTAAACCAGCACCAGATTTAGTAGGACGTTTATGACCACCACCGATAGTCATTCCTTTCATACCCTTACCTTTTCGTACACTTTTCTTTTTTGTTCTTACTGCCATTCTGTACCTATTTACCTTTCATAGCTTTACCAAAACCTCTCTTGGCTATCCCACACCCTCTAGGCTTAATTTGACCACCCCCTGACTTAAATGTTTTTACCATTGTAGGTTTGCCACCTACTCCTTGAGGTTTAGCTCTTTTCCTTTTAACAGCAGATTTTTTTTCAGAAGCTGTCATACTTTTTGCTTTAGCAAGTGGCACACACTTAGGATATTTTCTTTTACTTCCTTTAGTAGATTTTCTACCACAAGGTTGATACTTACCATCCTTCTTTGGCGCACCAATGTCAACCCATTTCTCACCTACCCACTTCCGAAGACCGCCTCCCTTTTTCTTCTTAACAGCCTTTTTCTTTTTCTTTCCACCAGGAGTTACTTTGCCACTACAGACTGCAGATGCATACATATTAGCATAAGCTGATGGGTAAACATCAAACTTTCTTTTTGCTGCAGCTTTTCCTTTAGGACAAAGTTTAGCCATCTTACATTCCTTGCTTCTTATATGGTCCTCTACCAAAACCTCTTTCTGCTTGTCCACAGCCTAGAGGTTTACCAACCTTACCACCTTTTTTCTTATATCCCATTTTATTGCGAACAGGTGTAGGAAGTTTACTAAGACCTACATTATCTTCAGGTATACTTTTTAATGAATCATTGCTTTGTTTATCCATACTTAAACCCAGCCGCCTCCTGTACCTCTAGTACGTTTACTTCCTTTACTAGCACCTATATTAGGTTTAAAACCTCTAAGTGCAGAACGAACACCGCGAGGTGCTTGACTTACTTTCTTCTTCTTACCTTTTCCTACACGACCACCCTTAGAATCGCTTTCATAAAGTTCTGCTTCTTCTAGTCTTCCACGTACTTCATCAGACATTTTATTCCTGTCTACTTCGTACATTAATCCTAAATCTTTAGAAGTTTGACCAGGATAAAAGGCATAACGTCCACCTTCTGTTGGATCGTTTGTTTTAGTAGCACTAACAGTTGGTTTTTTTCTAGGTTTTTTTGTTTCAATAGTAGGAGTAGTAGTAGGTTTTTCAACACGTTTCTTAGAAATAGGTTTTTTCTTTTTTTGATCTTTAAGAGCAGCAGCGGTTGCTGCAACTGCTGCAGTAGCTGCGGCACCACGACGAATATTTTTAGCTTTTTTAACTACTCCTTTACCTACTGGTCTAGCACCTAGTCCTTTTTTAATTCTTGGACTAACAAGATTACTTTTCGCACCACCAACTTTTTTATCTAGTCCAAATGCTAATCTAACAGCATCTATATTATTTTTACCTACTGCTGCTTTAAGGTTTTTAATAGCTTTAGGTGCTAATGTTGCTAGTTTGGCAGTAATTTTTGCCATGCCTAATCCAGGAATAGCATACGAAAGTGCCTCAGCAAGTGCTTTTGAATTCTTTATTGTCTCTTTAACTTTTGTTTTTTGCCTGTCGTCTATTCTTTTAAGCTGGGCAGGAAAACCTGATCTTAGTCTTTGACGAATAGTCATTTTTTCTACAGCTT